AACCTGATACTTACGGCCAGATACTAAAGAGAGTGTTGGTGTCAAGGTTAATGAAGTTGGAGCATTAGGCAAATTCCCACCCGCTACAATAGAGACTTCAGCACATGCATTACTCTCATTACCTGCTGCATCATACGAAGAAACTCTTACGTAGACTGAGTTTCCTATAACAATCTCTTCAAGAATACCTGTGCTTGCGTTGGCAGCCTCTTGAAAAGTAAGTGTAGTGCTTTTAGCCTCACCTATAAGATTTGTAGGGTTAGGGGTAAATCCAGTCTGTTTCGAGGCATAAAAACGATACCCCGCAAGTTGGGGATAGGTGGTCTGGGAGATGACATTGACTATTGCGGTTACTTGCTTACCATCCTGTTTCAAGGAAAGACCCGTTGGAGTAGGCAGATCACTGGCAAATACCGTGGTACAAGTTGCATAATCACACCATGTACCCGTAGAATTGCTTTGTGAAATGGCCCTTATTCTTGCCCGATATTGCCCGGAAGGTGTATAATCTACCCACTTTTGTTGGACTGCCGGATACTGGGGGGCAGCCACAGCATTAGTCATATCGGCCACAACCCAGTCTTCTCCATCCCACTCCTCAAGAATGGCCTCATATTTTGGTTTTACAACTTCAATAGGTGGTGTCCATGTCAATGTAAGTGTCAATTTATACTTCGTTCCAGTCCATTTCTGGACCACACCAGCGAGAACAACATCGGTAGGGGCACGGGGAGGGACTTCAGTCGATGTGGTAATCTCCACAACATTACTATAGGGTCCAAATAATCCCGTACTGTTCTTAGCCCTTACTTGGACGATATATCTTTGACCTGTTTTTATACCTTCAATTATTCGAGATGCCTTAGCCATTTTTTACCTATAATTCAACCTTTGCCATTCCATTCCACCCCTTAAACTTCTTTTCGGTAATATTAAACCAACGGAATCCTTTCTGTGTCTCTCCCCATCCAAAAGTATCTGGATCAGAGATCAATCTTCTGAAACCTCTCTCAAGACCAAAACATTTATCATCTATAGCTTCGGCAAGAGACCTGAATGAGTTGTACCAAGGATCAAGATACTCGCTAGGGTATGTCCATTTAAAACGGAGAGTTCCTGAAGGCCAAAAAAATATGAGGACAGCAGTGGGAAGATTTAACATTGGAAACATTTCTGCAAAATTAAAAAGTTGGAAATTACCATTAGCGTGAAGATCCAATGTTGGAAATAATCCCCTTGTCCCCTCTTCCAACATTGTTCCAATGGCTTCTAAGACTATTTCTTTCTCAATGGTAAATCCTCCCGAATTTTGTATATATGCATTTGATAGAAGTGTCAATAAACCAAACCCCTCCCAAATAGATTGGTTCTGTATTGTTCCCCTTGCGGGAAGATTTAAAGTAGGATTCAAACTCATACCACGAATATTCTGAATCCCTCCATTGGCGTGAAGATCCAATGTTGGAAATAATTCCATCGTCCCCTCTTCCAACATTGTTCCAATGGCTTCTAAGACTATTTCTAATTCACGAATACGCCCCCCCCGGTTTTGTATTATCCCGCTTGCAGGCAAAAATAGAGAAACATAAGCATTCCAGATACTTAAGTTTTGAAGGGTTCCATTCGCCGAAAGAGCCAAGGTTGCAGTATATGTGGTCTGTCTTCCCGGCCAATATCGGCGGTCCCAATACATTTGGGGCCAATAGATTTCCGGCCAATATCGGGAGTTAAAAATAAAAACCCCGTATTCAGGCCAGAAATCTTCTTGCCAATAATCTTCCGTCCAATAATTATCCTGCCAATATCCGGGTTTCATTATGTGCCATCAAGAGTAATCGATGTTCTGTTACCACTTTCATCAACCGTTGCTGTTATTCTGGGTTTTGAATCAGCAAGATCCCGAAAATTGATTGTACTGGAACCTCCACCCGAGGATTTTCCCGCCAATGCCGCAAATTTTATTCTTAAAAACTTAACAAAGGTTAAACTCCCCTCAACGGTATAAGCGAAAATATCAGCTATTAATGATCCAAATGAAGTTAAGGTTCTTGCCGCTGTACCCCAAACCTTATCTGCTCCAGCTTGAGTAATTCCGACATCGGCCCCCACACTTGCCACACTTCCGACAACATTACCTCCCACATTGCCTTGGATCGAAGCAGGAGTAGCTGAGTTCAAACTTGTTTTTTGAAGTGCTCCAAAATCGATATTGGCCTGGCTAACCACATTTACTCCTACTTGGGCAAGAGCAATATTTACCGCTGCCAATGCAATAGCACTAAGGTTAGCTAATAGAGCATTAACCGCTATGTCGGTAAGATAGATTGTGTAAACACTATCACTCGAAGGATTTGTGGCAAAGTTAGGAGTTACGGAAGCAACTCTTGTGGAACCTACATAATCGGTTATCATCCGGCACTGATTAAGGCCAGTACCAGAGGCGATGAAAATCACACATCCATTAAAATAATCATCAACCGGGACTGAACCAGCCTGAAGAGTGATTGTTCCCGCTGCACCAGCCGTAGCAGTTCCCGAAGCCACGGGAGGGAGTTTTTTAGGATAGAGAACGATACAGGTCGCCTGAGCAGTCGTAACTCCAGTATATACCGTGATCGCAGCCACATCACAGGTCATCTCGGCAGCGGAAAGTTGAAGTTGATACATCCCCTTGTTGGTTGCCGTAGTGAAGGGTATTTCTTCCGCTTCCGTGGCGGTATCCACCGCTGTATTGCCATTCTTGGATATTTCGGTATCGGGAGTTAGACCAGTTACAGGATCACCGTCTTCATCCAAAATTGGGAAAGCAAGAACGAAAGGCAACCCATAGATGGGATCCCCCGAAACATTATTTCTCATTGTAGTTAATTCAGCCATTTTACCACACTCCTATATTATATTTTAAAATTTCTCTCATTGTTGGAGTTACTAATTTGGGTGGCCTATGCCACACTCCTCTGTTTGGTGTCACGAAGGGCACTCCACCAAAACGTTTTATTGTTGGTTGACATTCCACCCCATATTCCCCCGTTGGTAAAGAAGAAGAAAAATCCGCTGTCCAACGGGCAATACCTTTGGAAATACGAAGTTCGTCAATCCAGCCATTGAAGTAATAAACGTCAACCTCTCCTATTCTACCAACAGCCAATTTATTCGCTGAATCATTTATTGTTTCTGTCCCAATGTTCCCTATCGTTCCTCCCGCAACGCCGTTAAGATAAATTGTTAAATTTGCTCCATTACGAACCAAGGCAACATGATTCCAAGTATTTATTTCTAATACGGTAGCAGAAGAAGCCACGATTCCTGTATTGCCATAATAAACCCTTCCAGTGATGGTGTTAGTTATTTGCCTTATATAAAATGAAGTAGATGTTCCACTTCCAGCAGAATCACATTGACCTATTAAAACCATACTACCAACAATAGATGCAGGTCGAAACCAAGAATCAACTGTAAAATCCCCATTCCCCATTGTCCAATCAGTTGAGTCTGGTGTATCAATATAATCCCCTGCTCCATTAAATAACCCGCTTGCTCCACCAAATTTAGATTGAGCAGTGTCTATCTGGGCGTTCCCATAAGTAGTCCAGGTATGAGTTCCGCCAAAAGCCCCATCGGTGAATACGACAGAAGCATCGACCCCATTCATGTGAAGTAATGATACAGTATAAGAATCGTTACCTGCCATATTTTAAATCCTTTGGCAAAATTAAATTGGGAATGACAATCCCATCGAGCCCTGGTTTATAGTTGGTGATTATATTCTTAGCTGTCTTCACCAAATGCAAGGCTAATTTTTTGTCGTTAAAAGAACCGTTGACAAAAACCCTTCCATCGGGAGACATGGTAATAATCAATTGAATAGGGTCTCGATTCATTTAACTCTACTCCCTATTGAATCTTGATCTGCGGCACACCAGCCGCATCACGAAAAATAATGATGCTCTTTAGAATAAGCTCAAATGCTTCTATCCAATTTGTTGGCACCACAACTACTCCCCCTCCAAAGTATGATTTTAGGAATGTGTTGAATGGATCAATTACAGAGACCTGAACCCTTTGCCGAAGTGCTGGCACTGTTAAATCATCCTGAAGGGGAGGATCTTCGTTCATGGCTCCGCTATTAAACAAAACCTCCGGTTCGGCAACTTGCCAATCCCCCCTGATTAATTGAACCCAGAGTACTGTAACCATATCCGACACTTTTGAAACAATTATATTGTAGGTTATATCCTGCTGAACGAACGATTTAAGAAAAGTCTTTCCTGGTTGTAAGATCATTTTAATTCCTCCTTCTTATGATTAATCGGCATCTTTTTTGATGATAATATCGTAATGCTTACCACCCTGGTCAAAACCGATAATGAGATTTCGTCCTGTGTTCATAGGTTCTCCTTTCTACGACTTTGAATGATTAAAAAGCATTTCCCTCACTTTCGCCATCACGTCCCCCACGGTTATAGACCTCATGCACTCGTTGGACTTGCAGACCTGAAAGGCCGACGTGTCCTGGCACGGGACACACTTTTGCCCGGCCTGAATAATCCTTGATCCTTTCCCCCTTGGAGCATTCTTGGTAGGCAAAGTCGGCCCGAACATGGCGATCAGCGGCACTCTAAGAATGTCGGCGACATGCATCAAACCCGTAACCGTTATTTTTCCCATCCGGCCATGGTTCCATTTGTTTTCTCTTATTTATAATTGATGTATCATGATCAATCGGCCGCAATGGAAGCTGTAATCGTGATGTTGAGGGTGTCGTCAATTTCAACCACTCTTGGAGTACTAAAATCTCCTGCTCCTAAAAGTGTAACCTCAACCCCAGATCCCGTAGCAGCATTGCATAAAAAAGCACCGTAAACAGTATCTTGCGTATCAATAGTGAAGATTGCCTTACTTCCAGAGTTATTGACTGACCCCCCAGAAATCGTTCCGGGAGTAAATCCCTTCCTATTTCCAGTGTAGACATCCAACTCTGCCCAATCACCATGACTTGCCATAGTATCTCCGGGAACAACGGTTCCCGTATCTTTTAAACCTACATACCAAGCAGGAGAAGAAAGGCCAGTCTTGAGGGTTGCATCGAGGTATTTATTAAGACCTGCCGTTACGACAAGATTGTCAAATTCTTCCGTCCATTTCCGCTTACCAGATTTGTCATAACACTCTACCTGATAATGATGTTTAAGGACTGTCTTTGCATGAAATTGTTTGTTGATCTCTAAACTTCCCGCTATTTCTAAATTTGATTTTGATCCTATTTTCATTTTGCTTCTTTCCTTTCCTGAAATTGATATACAAATTGTATAACCCTTGGTTAAAAAAATACCCCACACCTTAGTCTAAGTCAACATAATTTGTTCCATTCCATCCCCTGTAATGATTGGTAGTGGTATTGAACCAAGTACATCCCGCCTCCGCTTCTCCCAATCCCTCGGGATCGGAGGCAAGTTTTCTCATACCCATTTCGATGTCGTAGCATTTGGCATCGATAGATTCGACAAGAGACACAAAAAGGGGATACCAAGAGGGTTCATGTTCGTCAAAAAATTCCCATCCATACTTAGGAGTTATCGCCATAACTTATCCCCCCCCTTTTTTACTCCAACCAAATTTCATCGCAGTCCCATGTCCTGCGGGAATATCCCCCGCAGGTCCATGACCGAATCCGGGATTATCCGTCACAATATTATCCGGTAAATCGATATCTGTTTCCTTCTCTTGGATTAAAATTTCATAATCCGTCACGTTTTCGGAATCGTTATTTTCGGCCCATTCGACCGAAATCTTTGCCATTGCAGTACCAGTTTGGGAATCAATATAAGTTCCCACATTATAAAGGGCAACATCTATGACCTGAGAGGGTATACTAATGGTGATGGAAACCTTCGCACAATAATCGGAGTAATTCGGAGGATCAGATTGGTCAAACGACCTAAGTTTTACCGAATATGTCCCCTGAGAACTAACCGGAAATGTAATAATATTGGAACGACCGATTCCTCTTTTTAACGTGGTGGCATCTGGTGTAAATTCTTCGCCAGTCTTTTTGGCGTGGATCTCATATCCGTCGAAATCAGATTCGGAGTTTTGATTCCATTTGGCGGTAATGGAAAATCCATCTGTTTCAAGACCAAGTCCGGTCGGCATCGCAGGAGCGGTAACATCATAACCCGTTACGGCAATACTAGCATAAGCACATCCCGTAGGATTCTCAATTAATGTTTTTGAATATGGGTGAACCTTAAAGAGTAACACTTCTCCCCGCTGTGCATTTGGCCAACGATAAGAAGTGCCATCAATTCTTCCTTTAAATTGCCACGCAAAGGACTTGAAGAAGTCGAAAGAATCAAACGATGCATTGACGGTTCCGCCAACGGATTGTCCACCGATGATTTGAGCCGAGTTCGATTTAATCCAAAGTTCGTATTTATTGATGTTGCTCCAACTCGGTGAACCATGGGTTACAAGATCGGACTTGGAAAGTAGAATATAATTCCAGCCACCCGTTAAGGTTGCATTAGATTTTATATAAGAATAATAATGGGAATCATCGGTTTTGATGAAAATTTTCAGACAGTCACCACTGAATAGAAATTGGGGATTGTCGATAAAAACCCATAAACCGATATAGGCGTAATCATCACCGGAGAAATCTTGGGAAGCCCCAAGTGTTCTGATCGTGCTTACCCATGTCTCAGCCGTTGAGGTTACTTTTCTGGATGGAGATTTCTTGAATTTTCCAACGGTCGTGTTTTTAACCCCACCAACCCATCCTTCGGCAGTATCAAAATCTCCCAAGATAGCGGCAATCTCACCAGATGCATAGTAAAGATTTGCCCCGAGATATTCACCTACACCAAGGGTATCCACGGGACGAGACCAACTCAAGAGAAGATTATAAACATAGGTTAAATCGTCTTGTCTTTGGGCCTCCTCTGTTGCGTCAAAACTAAGAATAGGATTAGGCGGAACATCGGTAGGATTAATTAAATGGATATGTATATCCTCTAAGAATCCTGAATCAAAATAGACGGATTCTTTGTATTCCAGACAATTCAATTGACAGGTCTGATCTGGTTTTCTCTCAATTTCAAGGAGGATATAGGGTTTTACAATAATCCCTACTTCACCGATCACATAAAGATCGTACCGTTTTACTACCTGTGAAAAATTAACCGTTACCAATAGATCCGTATAGACACCTTCTCCGTTAGCGATAGTTCTGGTTTCTATCACGTCAGGATTATTGCCACCCGAGAAACGAACCATAATCCGATAGGTTTTGTCGGGTGCAAGGGTTACGGGAGCATCTAAATGGATGATATTTTGTCCTACGGAATCCAGGGAGACACGACCAGATATAGTTCCGTATTGAGGTAAAAATAACTTATGCTGAAAATTAATCACGTCACCGGGTAGACAGTAAATTGCATCGATGCCAGCCTGGAAAGAGATGGATTCGTGAAGATCTCTAATAATATTTAATTGGTAGTTGACGTTTCGGGTTGCCTCATCCCCGTCGGTAATACCAAAAAGACTTATATTCTTGGGTTTGATAGGGGTTTCGCCTAAGTCGGCTGAGAACGCAAATGTCTTATAACCCTGATTGGCAGAGAGGAAACTAACATCATAGGCATTGTAATTTAACCGTTCGTCCACCCATTCCATCTTGAGGGAATTTCTAACGATATTTTCCATCGTAAAGAGTTGTGATGGCGAACGTGACCTGTCTGGCACAACATAGAATTTACCGCCAGCCCTAAAGATTGTTCCCCGTGCTCCACCCCATACGTCCAGAAGCATCGGCATGAATTTTCTTCTTTGATCCCAGACAAAATTACAAGAGTGACGCGGTAGACCAGCAACATCTTGGGTTCTGAGGTAGGGTAGGTCAACATCACCAGCATTAAACATTGCCCCCCATGCATAAATCGCATCACCAGAGGTTATTATTTTGATGCCAAGGGAAGGATTGATGGTTGTCCTAATGTCTCTGACTCGTGTCCATGCCGCATCCGAAATTAAAACTGTAACCCAAGTAGTGCCATCTGTTGTTATCTGGATAGTCCCTGTTCCTGTTTTGCGCTTGAGGTATACACTTCCAGTTCTCTGGACACTCGAACCATTAATGTCTTGCACTATCATGCCATTGGAAGCAGTGGCTGTCAGGGTATCCGCTACCTGTCTGATACCATCGGGACAAAGAGTAGAATTGGGAGTGACGGTTGTATTGATTTTTATCCAGGCAGCATTATCAAATTCTTCCGACCATCTCAGTAGATTACATTCGGCACAATAATTAGCAAAGATCTTAACACAATCATCATTAATTTCCGCGGGTGAAATCCAATTTCCAAAACCCCAATCTGGATCGAGGGCAATTGCCCGCCCGATATAAGCAGGATTATCTGTCCATTGATCCTCCCAAGCAGATCCGGTCCAAACGGGTAACTCAATTCCATCACATAGACCAGTAACGGTAGGGGGGGCATCCGAAACATTAGCCGTGGCAAGAGCCCTAATTCCTATTAGCGAAGTACCATCATATCGATGGGGAACAGAGGGTTGAATTTCCGTGATCTTGGCAACCTGAATAATAGTTTGGATAGGATTAGTGGGAGCACTATCTCTGGGGGTTTTGGGATATTTTAGATAAAGCTCCGTAATACGAATGTCGTATCTATTAGAGGTTAAATCGTCAATCCGTTTCGACCATCGACAGACCGATGTTTTGTTAGATGCTGCTATGTCTGATTCAAGAACAACCCATGCATTATATGGAAGGGTGTCCTTGTAAACCCGATATTCAATCCTTGTCGTTACCGTATTGGGGATTATACCACCCGTGTCTGACCAGTAAATTCCGCCAGGGGCTTCGAAATGCACCTGAAAGGCCGTTATTTTACGGTCATCTCCCTCACTGGTAGTATAGATGCATCGTTTACCTTTCCTGCATATCCATGTAAGGGGTCCGTTCGGTAGGGGATCTTTAACGGTTCCATTTTCTGTCGTAGGCCAAGTTGGTTCAGTACCGCCAGATTTACCCTCAACGGTGCATTCGTATTCATATTCATTCTCTATTGTTGCAAGAACAAGATCTCCAACACTATAATAATTGTGGTGTATCCATACGGGAGTATAGTAAAGTTCAGCTCCATATTGAATACTTTGTTTATCTTCGTCAAATCCAGGGATGATACCGTCTGCTATCGGATTTCCATCTTTATCCAATACCTCATTAGGCGTAGCACCGTTAGCCCACCACCACAAAATATCCGAACCGTAATTAGTGATCGGATTATTATTAATCTCAATGTTCGTCAAATGATGGATAGGGCGACCGATAGCACCCAACATATTGACCCACATCTTGGTTTTGGTGAGGTCAATTTGGTGTTTTTTACCGCTTAGATATTCTTCCTCTACCGAGTAATGGATTACCTTGACACCCACCCGATGCTTTCCGAATATTACTGGTTTAGGATCACCCGGGCCATAACTGTTTTGAATTCCTTGCCAACCGTAAGATGTGGCAGACGATTGGCCCTGCCCTTTGGGTTTGGAAGGAGCGGTTAAATAGGAAATCAGGGTATTAAGAAGAAAAGAAATCGCTGCATTGGCAAGGAGGTTAACAACTACGCCCCAAAATCCAACTATACCTAGATATCCCGCTACGGGAATTTGAAATCCCGGGATTATAATTAGTTCATCGTCATCTCTAAGAATAAACTGATCGAAAATTTCATTGTTTTCGCAAGGACTAAGATCACGATATGGAAAATCGGGGATGGATCGGCCATTCCAAATCACACGATTGACCTGAACACCATCTAATTCGGGTTTTAGGTAATCAGAGATGGTTTGAAGGGGAATCCACTCCTTCTCCCATTCATGGTATTCAAAAAGACCCGTTTCAGACTTACCGATTGGAACTTTTAATTTAATCATGGACTATACAATCCGTATATTTAGTTCAGAAAAAAATAGTGTTCACCAATAATGAACAGTTCACCATTTGGTGAACACAACACCAGGATGCCTCAAAAATCCCATAATACGTTTGCCGTGAAGAGGATCATCTGTCCGACTTAAAATAACCTCATCGTGGTCCAGAGTAGCCCCACCGTGTAAGAACTCACCGCCAGCAAGGTAAACCCCTATATGATTGGGGATCATTGGATGGTTCCTTATTACTACAATATCCCCGAATTCAGGAACCTTTTTGATCTCTCTAAAAACCGTTAGCATTTCCAGATAGTCATTTACCAGATCAATACCGAACTCTTCCTGATAAAAATGTTTAACGAAAAGGAAGCAACCCGATGAACCTTCCCCAAACTTCTTGCCAAGATATTTGTCAATATAAAATTTTGCATCCATCGTCAATCCACCAATGACCACAATCGTAACAGTAATAACCAGTCCAAATGGGCAGTTCGTCTTTTTTAAAATTATTGGTCGTTCTGTCTACATTCTTAGAATTACACTTAGGACACTTCATTATTAAATTTATATAGACCCAACGCTGTAACGTAGGTTTACGATTGGCATTGATGGAAATTCGAGTCTTGTATAATTTCCTATCGGTCCCTCGATCCCGTATGCATCAATCCCCAATGTAAGGTTGAAAGTTGCTATCCCAATTTGATTAGAGGTCGTCGCCACAACAAATCTTTCTGGTATGACAGAGTACACAGGATCATCCAAATAAAGAAGATTCACAAGGTAAAGATTACCTTTTTTTCCGGTTAACCCAATGTTTTCTACCAAGTAATCGGTTAAGATATCCCCTAAGTTGGAAATGGAAACGGTAGCAGTTTGAACCTCTCCCTTGGATGAATATTTAATGGATGATACTGCTAATGGATGAGCATACCAAATCGTTTCGCTTCCGGTAGGCCACTCGATATCGTGGACATGGTTTGTTATCCTATACCACCCGGAAGGAAGTTCGATCTCACAAAGATAGACCCAGGGATCTTTCTGCTCTAACTTATTTTTCTGAGTCTTGAGATTATTTGAAATTTCTAATGGCATTAGAAGGCTTCCTCAAATGGAATTTCCACTTCCAGGGATGAATAGTCTCCCTGAACCATATTTTTAAAAACAGGTCTCCAGTCCCTTGCAAATCTAACAGATACCAGAGAGGATAAAAGTGGAATATAGAGATTAAACTTTTCTACACTCCCCCTACGATTATCATAGAAGGTTAGAAGGTATGGGATACCACCATCCAAGATCAGGAACTTTGCTTTCCAATATCTCCGTTTAAATCCCAAAGATAGAAACTGGGAATATCTTTTCTCAAATTCCACAACGTTCATAGGCCATTCGGGAGTATATTCTGCCACATCATATTCTTCGGGATATTGTCTGCAAATCCACACCATCATCGTAGAATCAGCACCATCATAGGTAAGATTTCCCGGAGTGGTAGACCATCCCGGTTGACCATTAGCCGAAGTACCCGCATTAAGGGCCTCATAAAAACGATTATTGCCAACCGTGGGCACTATCAATGCACCCTTCGCATAGGGGGTGTTGTTCGTCCAAACGGTATCCGTAGGAAACATTGCCATTATCGTGATCCCTGTAATTGTTTATAAAGTTCTCCACCCATACGATATTTGGTGGCTACGGTAAGATCAATTTCATCTGCCGAAGGTCTAACGCTTGCCAGTAAGCCTGGTTCTAACCTCACCTCTACCTCTATTTTAGACTTAGTACCCTGACCCCCAGGAATCTGACCCGTGGCATTCATGTAGTCTAACCTGTCTTTACCGATAGACTGGGTGGCCTGCGGTCTTAAGACATATTCTTTTTTAAGAAGTAGAGCGAGAATTTCATCACGTCCTAATCCGCCGGAATGATATCTTGGAAATCCGCCTTGATGAACCGCACTTCCCAGGATAGAACCCCAATCCACTCCCTCGAACTGTCCTGCTCCGGTAGCGGACACACCCCCGCCCCCTCCTCCAAAGATTCCTCCGAGGAGTTTACCCCAATCAAAACCTCCGGCCTCCGTAGCCTTCTTAAATCCGATAAAATCCCAAATCATCCCATTGATCATTTTGGAGAAATTTTGACCGATACTCTTGAGAAGATTTAACCAATAATCTTTCCAGTTTTTCATCTCGTGAGTCATTAGGTCATTCAGGACACCACCAGTAGAGTCATAGAGGGCCTTACCAAAGTCAACGACTGCCTTTCTGCCAATATTAAATTGCGAGTCAAGGGAAGTGATAAATTCTTTTAGACCTGCTTCCATACCCTCGGTAAGACTAAGAAAGCGAGTCTTATCATCTGCCATTGCCCTGGTTGCGGCCCTTATCTTATCGGTAAGCTGTTCAAAGTCCTGTCTCAGTTGGGAGATCGCAGCAGCAGTCGAATAGGTTTGATTCGGCAATGCCTCTGCCATCTTAATCCCCCACTCAAGAACCTTCTTGTTGGCCTCATCAATGGTGATCATAATCCCATCGATCTGATTCTTAAGGTTCTGACCGAATTCTGATTCTCTGGTTGCCTTGTCTAAATTATCGTATTGAACTTGGAGATTTTTAAGTTGATCCCTCATCCCCTTGGTTTCTTCATCGGTTTGTGCCTTCATCCTTTTACGGATATCTTCCAGTTCCTTCTGGTTCCATTGATCCTGGGCCTGTTCGATATTTTTTCGACCTTGCTCAACGATACCAATCCTTTTATTCTGGTATGCTTTTTCTTCCTCCGCCTGCAATGCCATACCCTTAAACGTAATAAGTCCCCATTCATCCTGATATTTTAATTCGATCTTTTTTAACTCTTCGGTATGTTCCTCTTCTAACCTCTCAAGGGCAATATTTGTTGCCTCCTGTTGGGCTTCCACGTCTTTCCCTACAGTTTTGGCTATCGCAATTCTGGCACGGGCATCTTCTTCCCTTAATCTCCTTGTCCAATTGAGATATTCGACTTCTTTTGCTGCATCCCTTTCTCTCTGCTTCGCCTGTGCATTGGCAATTTCAACCGCTTCCTGCTCTCTCAGAAGAAGAGTTCTCTTGACGAATTCAGCCTGGGCAACACCACGTTCCCTACCCGCTCCCTCCGGTTTGATCTGTTTCATCATTTCACGATTAGCAATGTCAGCCATCTTCTTCTGAAAATCAAGAATTTCAAGGAGTATCTTAAAATGAGTCTCCTTCTGAATCCTCACTTCCATGTCGGATGTTTTGGAGGCTAATTGTAGAGCCTGACGATATTCTTCTTCCGATACCCTGAAATTGAACTGAATCTCCTGATACCGTTCCTTCTCGTCAAGTTTGCCTATCTCATCATAGTATTTTGCCCATACCAACTTTCTTTGTTCTGCAGCAAGTTGAGCCGCCTTACGCCCTGTCTCTGTATCGGCGTATCCCTTCTCTGGGAATTTAGCCAATTCGTCTTCCCTGGTCAGTGCTAATTTACCTCTCTCGTCGGCCAATGCCTTCTTCATCTCATTGGCAGCACTTCTCATAGAACTTAAACGAGCTTGCATACCGGATTCGATACTTTTCGCCGCAGCATCTACATCTTCCTGAATGGCTTGTTTCCGGGTATCGAGAGCAACCTTAAGGTATGCCTCACTAAATTCCTTTTCCTTAGCCAAAGCCCTCAATTCATCTTCGGTTCTGTTCTTATAGGCACGACCTGTTTCGATAGCGGCCTGTTTAAGTTTAATCTCCTTTTCAGTGAGATCGGTCAATCGATCGATAAGTTTTAACTCCTCTGATCTTGTATTCACTGGAAGTAAATCAAATTCCCCTGAAGGTTGCATACTTCTAACTTCCCTTAATTTATCTTTCGTTTTATCTATTTTTTTATGAAGTGTCTCAAGATCATCGAGGAGAAGTTTTAATCTATCGAACTTAAGTGAATCAATAGCCTTATACATCTCATTGATGTCAGCAATTATCTTATCTTTGACGGCGCCATGACTAAATCCGACCTGATTAACCATTTCCTTGAGGCCCGAATATTCACCACTAAGGTTATTGACGGAAGTCCTTAATTCATCATCACTGATCTTAAGATCCAAAACCTTGATTTTTAATTGTTCCAACTCCTGAACCTGTTGGATATAAAGCAAGACTTCCCGATCAATCTGTTTAATCCTGTCCTCATTGGATTGATGGAGACCACCATAAGCCAATTTGACAGCAGTTACGGCGGCCGCCAGTAGACTGAGGGCCCGGAAAATGGGGTGTTTACCCAAGAAGGTTAAGACCGTATTGAGAGTGCCAGCCCCCAATGCGAGAAGATCAAACTG